TCTCATACCGGCTTCGGGCTTGTCAACTTAATTTTTAAAAAAGTTAAGGTTTATTTTCGCCTCCTTTGAGGGGCTCGCTTTCGCTTGGGTTTACTTTTGAGCGGGCGATCCATCTCATCCACTGCATCCTTGCCATAAATTAACTCAGCTATCCACTTAATTAGAAACAATATTATTCTCCTTTGCTAGTTGGTTAATGTTCGATTTCAAGCTTTCGGATTTGTTCGAGAGTATTTCAGATATTTCATCTGCAAAATCATCGTCAACTCTCCCGCCCATAAACATTTTTGACCAATGGTCAAGGGCTCCAGCTAATCGTTTTGAGCAGTGCGGGCATTCTTCGATAACGGTTAGTTTCATAATTATTATCCACTTTCAGTTAATTGCGCCGTTAGTGTATAAGAATGTATGAGAGTATGTCAACTGTTAGGGCAGATTATTTGAAACACCACCGACCAATTGAAAGGCTGGTGCTGGTGAAGTAAGGGCTTGGTCTTGAGCCCATCAGTCTTAACGTCGATAGCCTGATCGCCAGAGTACAGATACAACTCTGACCTCGATAAGCTGTCCTTTTGTTTTTTAACCAAGATGTAACTGGGCGTGTGCTGGTGCCGCGTTAACCAAGAGACTTGATGCGGCCTGAGACTGACCGCATTGGCATTAACAAATTTAAGCTCCACCATGCAAAACCTGCCGCGCTCATCAGCGATCAGGATATCGGGTACTCCCGCTACCGCGGTGGACTCGATTCTAGTGAATAGAAGTTTCCTCGTCGAAGTCTTCAGAGCCGTCTTCATCTGCTGATAGAATGCGCTCTCGCGCTTTGTCCCTGTTATCGGCATTGTCGTTTTCCTCTGGAGTAATGTTAATCGTAACGGGGGCGTATGTTTCTTTGAGATCGTTAAGTGCCTTCACAACCTCATCCTTACTCATACTATCTATTGATCCCGTTCTGATCTCAGATTTGCTGACATAGATATCACCATGCGCCTGACCCCTGCGAAACTCAGCCTGTACAGCGGCAGAGTATGCCCCGTTCTGTAAAGCGGCATCCCGAATATCTTTCAAGTCTCTAAGGTGACGTTCAAAGGTGACCCCGTACTTAGCATCTAGTTCCTGCCTAAAACCTTTAATGGCGGAAACAACGTGAGGGCTGATATGAGGGTTAGTTAACTCATATGCTCGGGTATGTGCAGACCCCGCGGGGTAACCTGCATTGATCGCGGCTTCTCTCAAAGTGATCATGCCGTCATTAGTGACCAGTTCCTTCACAAACAGTTCCTGCCGCCGAGTGAGGGTCTGCTGGGTAGAGGCCTTGGGACGGCCTACCCTTTTCTTTTTAACAACAGGTGCAGACTTAGGTAGTGGTTTCTTTGCCATAGGGTGATTCCATAGTTAATCAGAGTGACTTACAGTGATTTTAGTCTCTACCTATATAGAAGACAAATACTTTTTAAAACAAAAGATTTTTGAGCCCTTTAACGCATTTGCTGGGTTTGCACGTAAGTGGTTACATTTTTAAAAGACCGGTTACATATTTGAAAAAGTTTATGTAACCACTTAACTTATTGATTCTTATAACAAAAAAAGCAAAGTTACACCGGTTACACCGGTTACGGGTATTATTTTCTTTTTTTATTTTTTTTATTTTTTGGCTCTATATACTGTATTCGGCGTAACTTTGTAACCGCCCATAAAAAAGCCCCCATTCTAGGGGGCTGTGAGCCGTGAGCCGCGTTACACCGACATTGATCTGGGTTACACGGAGTTAGCAGCGAAGTACATTGACAGTGCTAGAAGTGATCCGAGCCACCCCATGGTTAGGATGGTTAATGCCAGATCGACTCTATCGCGTTGAGCCGTGGTGCGTTGGTATCGTTTCTCGGCTAGGTATTCTGCGGCGGCGTACTGTGCTTCGGCGTGAGTGGTTATTTTATTCATACTCTTTCTCCTAGTCTGGGTCATGCTTGACAATGAGTTGCTCTAGTTTCTCTGAGCTATCTTCGAGAGCTTCGCGTATAGCTCGGGCTTCCTTGACGAGGTCGCTGTCGTTCTCTTTTAGGGCTTGTAGCGTAAAAAAGAAATCAGACAGCACGGGTTCTAGGTCTTCATGGATTCCTTGCAGATACTTCAGCACTTGTAACTTTTCCATACTCTTTCTCCTAGTTGCCCCTCCGAAGAGGGGCGGTTAGATTAACCGACTTTTCGGTAGTATCCCTCTAGTTTCATCCATCCGTTTTTGGTGCGCCGGGAGTACCGGCTTTCCCCTGTGTCGTTGACAGTGTTATTAATGACTGCCGCCCAGTGCCGTTTGGTAGTCATGCAAGCAATGAACCTGCCGCTACAAGGCAACTCATTAAGATACATTCCTTTGGGTGTTGGCACTGCTTCCCAGCCTCTGGCAGTTAGATAGGCATGAGCGACTGGAGTCACACAGCCATTTGCTACACCTCTCACAATACCGCCAGTTGCCTCTTTGACCATTTCGGTCATTTCAAGTCTGACCCGCCGGTAGGGAGTATCGGTCGCAATGGCTATGGCGCGTGTGACGCAATCACCACCTCTTCCGCGATATCCAGCATCCTTTCGCCCACCATCATTTATAGTAAGTTTCATAATGATTTCCTAAGTTAGTTATATTTTTAAAGAACGTGCCATTCTGTGATGGCAACGCCATTATAACATAGGTATGGGAGTTTGTCAACCCCGGTCTAAAGTCGGAAAGCCATCAGGGTGCCCGCGTCTTGGGGCTGGAGGTAGAATCCGTGCTTCTCGACAAGGGCTTCTAGGTCGGGGTGATAGGACTCATCGTCCCAGTAGTCGAACAGTCGGTACCCGTCTGGGGCGACTACCCCCTCGCTTCGGAACCAGATGCCGTCTTCACTTATTTCTTCTTCCCCGAGCCACTCATCGTATGTGACGGCGTTGGCCTCTGGGAACGCTTTGTTTATTTTTTCGCACAGTTTAGTAGCTTTCATTTGGTCAGCCTCTTTGTTATCCACTCGCCGGATACTTGTTCAGCCCGAGTCGTGAAGCGTGTTTGGTTTCGCCCTGCTATGTTCCGTGAGCCGCGATCTACGGAGTTTCCCTCATAGTTGTAGCTTTGATTCAGGGGTCTCAGGTGCCCGTCCGTTACATCTACTACTTGGTTCAGGCGTGTTGCCATTGCTTTGGGTGTTATGTTGGCGGCTTTGGCGTAATCTCTAAAGGAGTACATCTGGCCGGTTATAAGGTCGGGGTGTTTTCCCCGGAAGGTAAGCAGTCGTGCCGCCATGTTTTCTCCTACAGTAAATTGTTTAACGATCCCCAGAGCTTATCGCATTCTGGGCAGTCATCGCCAACCAGTTCGGTGTCTGGGTGGTTATCGCAATGGATGGGGTCTGCTTGATTCCACGGGCAGGTAGACAGGTACTCGTCATAATCGCCGCGGTCTGGCATTGATCTACTCATCGATTTCTTCCTCGCCTTTAAGGGTCAGGCTTAATACATTGGTATTGTGACGGCGGCACCACACTTGGATGCCTTCGGGAGTCCAGCCGATATCTAGCTGGGCGTAGGCCGCGTGGTCTTCTCTATCGCCGCCGGGTTTTTCATCTAGACACTTCTTGCAATGCATGACACCCATGATTTCATTTTTTAGGGGGGCAAAGCGCACTGCATCATGCTCAGTGCGCCGTTTGTCGCGTAATTTGCCCAACTCATCAATCACTGTGGATGCCCATTATATTTTCCATAGCCATCATCTTACACAAGGCCACCTCAGTCTCGTCAAGTCCGACTGAATATTTCTCCGCCATCTCAGTAGCCTGTTCCGAGCGCAGTGAGTCGGGAGCCGTGATCCCCAGTTCGAGTGCTAGGGCAACCATTTCCATTTGTCTGTCTATCATCTCAGTGCCCTCTCTCTATCATCTTCAGTGCTTGTTCCATGTCCGCGGGCAGAATAGCGGTGCCGCTATACAGGTGCTGGTACTCTATGTAGGCGCGTATTTTCTTCACGGCTTGCTCGTATGTCATAACGTGCAGAACTTCACTGTCTCCGAGAGATTCTTCTAATTGCTTGATAAGGGATTCAAGTGCGTCATCGTCGGCTTCTTTCATCCAAGCGGAGGATTCCATCTCAGAACGCTTACCATCTATTTCGTTTTGAATAAGCTGGGTGGCGAGGCTGATACCGTCCTCGTAGGTCAGGGTTATGCTCATAATTATTATCCTATCGGTTAGTTGAAACCAAATAATAAGGGAACGTATGGGAGTTTGTCAACAACTACAGGCAAAAAAAACCCCACACACGGTGGGGTTTCATGCAAAACGCAAAAGTACAACTAACTTATCAATAGGTCCGGGGATACTACGGGAGTGTATGGGAGTTGTCTACTACTTTTTCTTTTTAAGTGTTTCTTGGTAGACTTCAAACATTAAACGCAGTTGCCCACTTATTGTACGCCCTTCTTTCTTAGAAATAGCCTTTATCTCTTCGTACACTTCTTTCGGCACGAGTACACTTTTCCACTTATCTGTATCCACAATTCTCTCTCCTAGTAGGTATCCTATATTGTAGGACTATATAAGAAAACATAAGAGAAATCAATCTTTGGATAAAAAAAGCCCTACACTCTGCTAAGTTATGTAGGGCTAAAGTACTACGTTTCATGACATAAAAAGGAATAAATTATGCTCTCTGATTATGTCCCCCTGTTTTTAGGGTGTCAATAGTTTATTTTGCCTCTCCCCATGAGGGACCGATCTCAATATCGCACTTGTTAGGCACTTCAAGGGGCACAGCATTTTCCATGATCCGAGCCACCTCTTGGGCTTCTCCCATGCTTTTGACAGACATAGCCACCTCGTCGTGTATCTGGACCATAGGGAGCATCCCAGCGCGGTATATATTAACCATAGCCTGTTTAGTCATGTCCGCGGCACTGGCCTGTATAAGCCTATTAAGAGCCTTGTAGGTGTACGCCCGCTTCAGTCTGGTCGTGTCCCCGTACTCTTTAACTGCGTCCCGATACGGCAGGGCTTTGTTCATGGCGAAGGTATCTGGCTCCCAAAGCTCAAAGCGGCACTTGCGCCCCAGTATGCTACGGATTGACCCGGCACTGCTCTTATCGTTTAGCCGGTTCTGTACGCCATTCATAAGACCTTTCACAAACGGTACCCGGTCGTGGTACTGCTTAACCAGTGCCTTGGCCTCGCTTACTTCGATATCCATCTGCTCACTGAGTTTGTTAACGCCCATCCCGTACATCATGCCGAGGTTGATCGTCTTGGCTTGCTTACGGTTGATGTTAGCCATCTCAGCTACCATTGTGTGGAAATCCATGTCTGGGTTATCATTGTATCCACGGACAAACTCTTCTACTCCATCCATCTGAATACCACGAGACTTACCAAATACATGAGCATAATGAACTAAGATGCGCGGTTCCTGCTGCGAGAAATCAATTGCCGCCCACTGCTCACCCTCTTCTGGTAAGAACAAACTGCGGATCATCGGACCAAGCTCTGGATCGCGGGCCGGGATTTGTTGCAGGTTGGGGTTGGACATTGAAATGCGCCCCGAGACGGTTCCGCCGTCGTCAGAACGAATTTGGTTGATGTGGCTGTGAATGCGGCCGTCGGCCCGGCAGTGCTTCATGATGGTGTT